AGGCGGCTTTTCTAATTAAAAAAAAAGGGGATGCGATTAAGCACCCCCTTCTCCCCTATGCTAGTAGAGATTACTCTTCAGCTAGACTCTTGAAAAAATCAAGTGAATCATCAGCATCAGAACTATCGTCTGCCGTCTGCATAGTCGGTGATGGACTCGCAACAGTTACCGGAGCAGGTTGCTCTTTAAACTTAGGAGTGAAATCCATCGCCGTATTGTCGTCCTCGGCAGTTGAGCTGGGTGCGTGTTTACTGCCATCAAGTCCTAGAACCTTATACAATTTAGCTTTCAGTTCATTGTAAGACTTGAAGTTTTTAGGGTCGACAATATCGGACAGGGAATGCTCTTTGCCCCAAACTTCTTCTAAAGCATCTTCTGATACTGCTGTACCAGATGAATCACTCAACTGTGCAGTTGAAGAGAACTCAGACTTATCGTAGTTACGATAGCCCTCTACTTGACGAATTTTAAGTTTGAAGTCAGCGCCTTCCCAGAAGTCAAATGGGTTAATCGGATCTTCATCAGCAAACTGAGGATTCATAGCATCGTTCAGTTTGTCAAAGATTTTCTTACCAAATTTATACAGATAGACTTGACCTTCACGAGAAGGGTTTGCGCTATCTTGTACGATGTAGATGTTCGCAGTGTACGACAACCTGCGCTTCTGCTTACGAGCAGTTTCTTTATCTTCATCATGACCAGAATTCCACAGCTTAGAGTTATACTCTGAGACTGGATCATCTTGACCTAAAGTTGTAAGAGAGTTTTCGATGTACCAACCACCGGGTCCTTGAAAGCCATGGTCCCATGCACGAACAAAGGGCATATCTTCACCTGACGGTGCTGGTAAAAAACGAATCACTGCATAACCATTGCCGGCTTTATCTACTTCTGGTTTCCAGAAGCGGTCATCGCCTTTGTTGTTATTGGGTGATCCCATCTTCTGTAACTGAGAATTCAGTTTATCGAAAGATGAAGTGCGAGCCTTCTTTAAGGCTGAGAATGATGTTGTCATAATTGTATTCCTATATATTTACGGTTTATGTTACGTTGTATTACGATTTGTATTACGTTGTATACAGCTAGTATTGTACTATATTGCGTTGTATTTGTCAAGACATATTTTACGCATTTTCGACTTATCGTAAGATAAAAATGGCTTATATTTCTTAACTGTCTTATTTATACTCGGGTAAACTATGGTATCATTGATAGCTTTATCCCAGTACTTGAAGCATCCTGTCAGATCATCTAAGATGACTAGAGTTTCGATGCATAGTTGCCTCATGTTGAAGAGCTTAAGTATACGAGGATACTGTCCATTCTCTACAATGAAGTTTTGGTTAAAGTCTTCGTACATCTCATCAAGATCATTCTTGAATATGTATGACAAGGACTGTTGCCGTTTTTGCCACTCAGTATAGTTCGTATCTGCATCTTCACTATCTACTAAGTTGCCTATCCAAATGTCAGGGTTTACGATCAAATTTGCTAACACAAAGTTTTTCGAGTCCTTACGCTTAGATAGTTTATAGAAGAAAAACTTATCTCTTCTGTTCTCAAAGCTATCAACACTTAACCGCATCTTTCCGCCATACTTAACAAAATCGTAAGATGTGGTAAAATGCTTTCTCATCGCCATGTAGTAACTGTAGAGATCAAAAGCATCCCTTGTTGAATACTGTGACGATGAGTTGGTCATACTGGTAGCCGTACGAGTCTTTCGACCATGTTAAGTTCTTCAGCTTCCTTATATATCTCAGCTTTTAGAACTGGTGATCTTCGAATTATCTCTCCGATAACTTCAACTTCTAACTGATTTCTATCAGCGTAATCAATAACGGCATCGATGTATGGTACACCAGCGGCGATATGTTTAGAAATCTCAGTCATAATACGTTGAGAATTTAGTTTGTTCAAGATTTCAATCTCTTGTTTCTGTTCTGAAATTTTCATATCCTCCCTATCCGTTAAGTGTTTTAATACCAAGAGCCCAGTTCTCAGCCGCATCTTCAGCGTACCATTGACTTTTCCCTGCAAAGACTTCAGTCTTGACAGGCTCAACTCCACCCATATAATACTCTACTGAGTAGACTCCATTTACTTCGATGACTTCTGCTCTAGGAGCTTGATCACCTTCTTTGTAAAAAGTTTTTATAATGGTCATAATGTATCTTCTCTTTTTATTCCGATACATGTATTATAGCATCGAAATGGGCTCCTGTCAAGTGTTATTTGACACTTTCTAGTAGTGCTTCTATCTCCTCAATTTCGGACACTAATTCACTCATATTCTGTTTGTGGTAGATACGAGCCATTTTACCTAGATATTTTTTTGGAATACCAACATCGTCTTCTAAGGAGATGATTGCTTCTTTGACAAAATCACGTTCCGCTTCTTGTCGAAGGTACGAGTTACTGATTTCGTCCATACAGTCTTTGATGCGCTTTTTATCTACATCGCTTGAGGGTAGTATAATTCCTGTCATAATTTATTCACCATGTTATGTTACATTAATATTAAGTTGGTGCGTTGAGGTGCACCAAGCCTACTCTTTTAGAATATTCCCTATTCTTCTAGAATTTAAATGCGGCACCGATAGCGATATCGCCTCGATTCCACTTATCATCATATGAAACTTTTGCTGTCAATGTTGTATCAACGATAGACACTGCATCAAGATCATAGTTCATGCCAAACTCAACTCCTGTGTACTTTACGTCACGCAGATTCAGTTCATGCATCTCAGCATAAAAATCTACTTTAGGCAATGCACTTGGATTGTACGTTGCTTCGATTTCGTATGTAGACGTCCATGTTTGACTGTCTGTATTATACCATGTTTCGACTGTGTTGTCAAGTGCAAGTGTCGGGCTTAGGTCTACTGCGAATGCAGTGTTTGCAGTCATCATAGCGGCTGCGGTGAGGGATACTAGTTTCATATAGGTTCTTTCTCTATTGTTTCGTTTAACTTTAAAAGTGCCAGTTTCTGTTGACAGGTACTGGCGAACCCCGTACAACTATGCCGCTAGGGCGTAGTCTACAGGAGCAAAATTATCGTTTGCGTTTACTTTAGTTTCTTGCGTTAACGGAGCTCGTACCCGGATTCTCCACTTTTCTACCCTGCCAGTCGATTCCCA